TTTATAAAGTGTTATGTAAATGTTATTATACCACTTTTTTAGGCGGAGCGTCTCCCTTCACCTTTTGGATTTCTACCTTGAGTAGTTGCAGTGTTATCTGCTTGTGCCTGTTGGCGTTGTGCATCACGCTCTCTGTTATCTGAATTATTTGCATTTGCATCAGCAGCCTGTCTAGGAGTTGGTGTTACCATTTCATCTCCGTCAGGTCTTTCTGCAAGATTGAGAACTTCACGAGCCTCGTTAGGTGACATGATTTGGTTCTTAACGTAGTTGGTGATAATTTGTGATTGAGCAAGTTCATCAGTAAGTGTGAGTTCGTTAAACTTAAGTTCTAGAACATCTGTCTTTTCACGAATAATTTTGTTCAAAATCTTTTCAAGATTGCGTTGTGCTGGACGTGCTACTTGTTCCTTAAATGTACGGTCCTGTGATAGAGATGCTGCTAGGATTGATGCATCGCTACCGCCAAGTTTTGATAGTGGAACTTGGTGAGCAATAAGGATGTCGTCACGAACCTGCTTGCGATATTGTGCAAACGAACCTTCCTGTGGTTCATTTTCAATTGGCTCCATCTTAAACTCAACCTTGTTACTTTCTGTGTCTCCTGGAAGTGGAATATACAGTGTGCGGTGTGACTGACCCTTAAGACCAGTTTGTAGAAAACGGAATAACTTGTCTTCTGCTTCTTGTGTAAGTTGAGCACCCTTTAGAGTTACAATATAACGTGGGACAGCCTTATTATTAAAGTAGTCAATGTTGTACTGTGATGCTAGTTGGTCTCCAAGAATGGAAGACATTGCAGCCATAACATCTGGAACACCATAAAAAGTATTTAGTGGAGAGTATTCCTTGATGTGAATAATCTCATTAGGTCGTGGGTCGTCAGTAATATAGTTGATGTTCTTTGCACCAAAGTTACGGAAATAAACAACCTTGTTTGCAATAAGTTGAACATAACCGTCACGAAGGCGACGGACACGCATGGTTGCAGCAGGAATGTGACCAATATATCCAATCTCACCAGTTACTGTTCTACCAACTTCAATGTATCCATTACCCATTGCGTGAACATCTGTGTAGACCTTTTCCATTACAGAAGAAAATGATTCATCCTGGTTTAGACTTTCTAGCCAGTCACGAAGTTGTACTTTTAGTTTTTCAATACGCTTGCGAGCACGGTCAATCTGTTCTGCTGAGGCTGCTTCAAGTTTTAAACTTGTCTTGTCTGATACAACAAAATCGTAACCAAGACCAACGGTGTTTTCAACCTTTGCGTCAATGGCAGCGTGATTGGCAAATGATGTGTCATAATAACTAGCAAGTTCGTATGGGTTATATGGTGGCGTAATCACATCAAATAGTGCGTAAGCATTTCTAAATACAACACCTGGATTAATTGCATTTGAGCGAGCACCATTAATACCCATTTGGATTGCACTAGCAGATTCAAGGTATGCGTCATCGCCCATAGCCTTTGTCATTCTGGTGCTTCTACGCTTAAAGTTTGTGTTCATACCGCTGTAGTTTTTAATTTCGTCCCAAGACTTATTAAATGCATCCATATTTGCAAATTCATTTACGGTTTCTGGAGATTCATCTAAGCGAGCAGGTGTATCTGCATTTTCATAAAAACTCATTAGTCTTCACTTCCAAATTCATTGGCTGTCTTTTTAGCAGCAATAAGAGCACCAAGGTCTGTTTCTGATGGAATGTATCCCTGAGCCATTCTATCAACTTGCTCGCTATATTCCTCATCTGAGACTTTGCGAACATTGGGAAAGAAAACAGCCTGACCATGTGGCTGTCCATTCCAAGATGCTTCATTACGAAGAAGTGTAATACGAGACTCGTCACCCTTCATTGAGTCAATACTTAGAGCGTTGCCGTGGTCGTCTGTAAAAAACTTACCTGAAGGCAATTGCCAAACATAAATTCCATAATTGGAAAATGGTTCTTCTACGATGGTTACTTTTGTTTTACCAATTTGATTTGGCATAACCTGACCAAAATCTTTGTCAACGTCAATATTCATACCACAAGTATACCATATTATACTGGTTTCTTTGTAAAGTCTTGCCAATCTGTTGATGTAATTATCTTTTTAGACTTCATTTTAACCTTTAATGTCTTTTCTGCGTTTGTGCCAGTAGAATTATCGACAATTGATTTATTTGTTCCAATTAGTACGTCATACATATCGCCTGGATTAATTGATAGGATTGATGAATATGTTGTACTTAGAACATCATACCAACTTCCATAATAATCTGTTGCACTGCCAACTGGTTGGAATACTGCACCGTCAAAATATGCATAAACACCAATAGAGTTAGGTGCTGTAGCAGAATATGTATAAACTCTAACGTTTGTTGCAGTTGCTGGTGCTGTTCCAGTTACCGATACTTTTGTCCAATCTGATGTAGTTACCGCTGTATTTGTTCCAGATGTTGTACTCAATACTGTAGAGCCATTTCTCCATTCAATGTAGTTAGCAAATAATTCTGAGGATGTTCCGTCTTTAACATACATAGAGTATGTGTACTGGGTTCCTGGGGTAACTGATATGATTCCACCATTGTGAAGAACACCCAATCTTCCAGTACCACTTGTAGATGTTGCTTTAAGAACATAACTTCCATATTTTGGAGTTACAGTTGTAATTGGCGTTATTGTTCCAGTACCACCACCAGATGGAGAGTATATCCAGTTTGTTGAAACGTTTTCAAAACTTGATATTGGAATTAGGTTTAATAAATACCAGTTTAGATGTTTATAGTGTTGCCATTTTTGTTGAGCATATTTTGTTGCACTTTGTTGAGGACCAGTATATTGATAATAAGAAATGTTATTTATTGTTAGTGGACCAACAATATTAATACTTCCAATCATTGAGTCAATGTCAATAAGTGCTGGAAACTCTATTCCAATGTTCGACCATTCTCCAATTGTTAGTACTGGGTTTGATGTAGAAACACCATTAATATAATAGTTTATATTTTTATATTCAGTTGAACCAATTTTGGCATAAATTTTTGCTCTTCTAGCGGAAGTTGTATTGCCAGTTGCAATCATGTAGAAATCAAGCGTCGTGTCTACTGGAAGATTGCTTGAATCATACACTAAATAATTTATTGAAAATATTTTTGTTTCTGATGTTGGAAATGACGCTGCTTCATTTCTTACAAACATTTGAATCGAACTTATGTTAAAGTCTGATTGCTCTCTATCATTAATTGGAACTAGGATACCCCTTGAATCTGAAACACCATTAGAGTATGTAGATAATACCCTAATTCCAGAATCTCTTGTTAGATATAGGTAAGGACTATTTCCTTTATAAATTCTGTATGGATTTTTATCTTTATAATTAAATACATTAGACGCATCCGCAGTTCTGTGAGAATATGGATAAACCTTTTCTGCAAATTTTGTTGAGAAACCATTTTTCCATTTTTCTGTTTCAGTATCGACTGCTTGGGCAGCCAGTTCTAACGAACGTATTTTAGTTCCAGATAAAAGTGTAGTTTGGTTTTGTGAATCTACAACAATTCCAATAGCCAAGTCGTTGATTGTTGTATTTATATTTAGGTTGCTTGGAAGATATACAATAGAACCATTAACAACCTCATACTTTTTATCACTCCATGAAGAACCTGGAACAACAACACCACTTTCTGGGAGACTAACGGCTGTTAATGTTGATGCATCTACATATGCTCCATTTGAAAGATATCTAAAATAGATATATGTTTTAATATCTGAATTGTCAGTATTATAGTTTCCTCCGCTAAACAAACATGGTTCTGGATAATCAACATTAAATTGAATAAAGTCAAGGTCATAAGTTTTTGCCGATGTTGATGCATTTGTTGTATACTTTGCCAATGTTGCAACTGGAACGTAGTCTTGCCAGTTTGAACTTGCACCAATGTCAAACGAATAGGATGTGAGACCCAGAGGTTGCTATCGTAAAAATGAATAACTATATAAAAATCCAGAAACAAGTGTCTGTGTTTGTGCAGCAGTTCTTCCAGTTCCAGTATTTGTCATAATACCGTTTGTAAAATATGAAGAAATTGTTTTTGCAAAATTATCAGCAGAGCAGAATCCTATTGTGTAAAATCTACCAATAAGTGGGGTTGAGAAACTTTCATCATTTCCAATGTATAGTTGAGTGTTTGCATTATTTGAAAAAATATCTCCAAGTGTTTCATACTGTTTTTCAAGCATTATTGGCATATCAAAACCTACTGTCGTATTGGAGTTGGATGCAACGGTATAGTTTAGTGCTGCATCTAGTGTTTGTTCTGCAGAATCACCAATCTTATACTTATAGGTCATTGTTGCACTTGTGGTTGTAGATGGCACAAGTTTTGCTGTTACATAGTCTCCAGTGTTTTTATTTATAAGTTTAAATATTGTTTGGTCTACGCCAACTGTATATCCAGTTGGAAAAGCAGAAATCACAAAAGCCTTGACTCTTCCATTTTCCAAAACATCTAAAGAGTCGTACAGAAAATATCCAGTAAGTCCAGTTGTGGTATTAATTCTATAATACGAAGTTGTTGTTTGTTGAGAACATAGGTCCGAGTATGTTTGATTATTCAAATAGTTAAAAGATGGCAAAGACATTTTGGGCGTAGACAAGGTTCCATCCTGAATAGAAAAATTATCAATTGCTTTTGTGTTCCATCTTTTTATTCCTGGTTGCTTATAATTATTTGCATAATTTGCAGCATCATAGTCAATTAAAAATGTTTTACCATGATAGGCAGTATTTATGTTTTGTGGGAATTCAACACCTTGACCAAAAACATATCTTCTTTTTGCCTGTTCCCTTTCAACCTGATATGGATAAATTGCAACACCATCAATTTCAAGTGACGCTACTCCAAGACTTTCATCTGCATAAAACGCAAGCCAGTCATTTTCTTTAGTTACACTATTTTTAATATTGGTTACAGTACCTGCAGTAAATGTTTGTGTTGATGAAACAGCAATAGAGGTAGCAGAGGCAAGAGTTACTGTCATGGTTCCTGCACCAAATGAACCAGTTCCTGCTGTTGCTGTAATAACTTGACCAATTGCAAATGATGTATTTGTCATGTTGGTTATTGTGGCAGTATATGGACCAGTTCCAGATACCGTGCCAATGGTTCCAGTCTGGGAGGTTAGAATACCTTCTTTATCTGGAAACAATGCTGTGTCAGTTGAATCTATTGATAAAACAATTACAACTTCGCCATTTACCATTAACGTAACGGTAGATGGACTGTAATTAATATTAATTAGCAGTGGTCTGTACCATTCGCCTACATAATATGAACCAGTTTTGTTTCCTATTTTTAACACCATTGATGTTTTGTTAACATAAATTCCATCTGCTGAGTTTACTGGACCAAAAATTTTCTTTATTCCGTTGTTTTTTAATACTCTTGCTCTTAGCCAAAACTCAAAGCAATACTGTTTGTCTTTTCCAGTTTTATTTAAAAATCCTTGTCCTGGAAATACCATCGATGGATTCCAGGCAGATGGGTTTGGATAAATAATTGTTGAGTTTGACGAACCAAATACCATAGGAACTTGAGCATTTTTTGCACTTAATTTTGAATATCTTACAATATAATATCCATTTTTGTCCGTTCCATTAATACCATAGGCATCTGCTGTATATCCGTATGTCAAAGAGTTGAAGCCATTCATTATGTTGGACACTGTGTTAGCACCCAAACTCCATTCTGAAAGAGATATACCAATTGACTCTTTGTTAAAGTCTTCTGAACGATATCCAATTGATAAACCATTAATAAGAATTATGTAATCATCATTTGGTGCTGGTAAGTCTGGATTTTCAGAATATGCAAATCCAAAGTATAGTTGTACTATTTGTGATGCAGAGTGATTGTCAAACGTTTTTGTTACAAAATTCCATCCTGCCTGTGCTGGAACTGAAAATGTTTCTGAATCTTGAAGTGTATTTCCAACAGCATAACCAACAGTTACCGAATTAATATATGGACTATCTGTATAATAATAAAAACCAATAGTAAAAGAGTCTGATACCGAAGATATGCTTGTTCCTGTTGCCTGATAAAAAGATGCAGTTGCAACACCAGAGGTAAAGTTATTAGGCGGTAGTGTAATTTCAAAGGTTTTTGCTGACCCAATCGGTGGGGTTTGATAACTAGAAAAAGAGGTAATTTCATTAATGGTCCATCCAGTAGATGGTGTTTTTGTTAATGAAACTGTATTTAATTGTAGATTTGCATCTGACATCATTCTTGCAAAATCTGCATTGTCATCTAGTGCCCACATACATATTGGATGTTCTGCGTAAATTTTTTCTGCATAAAGGTTAGAAGCGAAGGTCATAATACTTTATTTTACCACATAAAGAAATACCCTGCCGAACTAACGACAGGGTATCTCAATTTTATTTAATTTTTGTCTGGAATCTTGATTTCACAGTAATCAGTGGTGCAATATGCCTCACCCTGTGCTTCAAGATTATCTACACCGTCATAAATTGCAGAGAAGTCAATTTTTGCAAGACGACCAATATAGTAGTCGTATTCTTCTTCTGTAATCTCGGTGTAAGGCATCTGTGGATAGACATCCTTGCCCATTGACAAGAATGATACAGCCTTCAACTGACCTTCGTACATATTTAATACAGAAGTAATGTGCTGCTTTTCAGTTTCCTTGTCAAAGGATAGGGTTACAGATACTCCATTGTCTGACCAGTATTTCTGTGCTGTAGCAGCAAGGGCTGTCTTCTCAAATAGAGTTACATCCTTTTCTGCTCGCTTGTGACCAGATGAAATTGGGAAGTATACAACTGATGTATTTGCTGATACGAGGTCTGCCTCAATCTTATACCCTGCTGCCTTGAAAAGGTGTAGCATTGGGTCCTGATTACTAAAGCGAATTGCTCTTAGGTAGAACTTTCCACCTGGACCCCAGTGAACACCAGGAGTAGCACCAGAAAGAATTGACACAGAACCAGATGGCTTAACTGTAGTTACACGAATTGATTCACGAACACATAGCCATTCTGAATACTTGTTATCGTAGTAACGAATCTTGTTGTAGCCCTCGTCCATCCAGTTACGAACAGTTGGTAGACCATGCTCGTCAGCAAATGATGCAATGCCTGTTAGCGATGTACCAATACGTCGGTTACGTTGCATGATACCATTGGTCTGTTGCCAGTGTGTAGGAAGAAGTGTAACAGTCTTTCCGTACAAGTAAGCAAACTTTAGAGTGCGTAGGAAGTCTTCTTTGCTCTCGTGACGGTTTAGGTGAACTTCAACTAGGGTACATAGTTCGTATGATTCTAGTGGCTGTTCTGCACATGGGTTGAATCCCATTACACGGAAGTCCTTTCCATCTGGAGCATCTGCAAGACGACCATAGTTACGAGCAACGTCTAGCCAGATAAATCCTGGCTCTCCATTATCTGCAATGCGGTCAACATATTTTGAGTAGTCCATTCCTACAGTTGCAGCAACAGAGTTATTTGACATCCAAGCCCATCCTGGATTCTCTGGGTCGTATGAGTTACGCTCAGGAAATGCTTCTGCATTCTTTAGGTTTAGGAAGTCTTCGTCACCCTCTGCACCAAGTGCAAGGGTAGCAGAACGACGAACGTTACCAGAAACAACACAAGTACCAATAAGGTTAACTAGGTCAACGATGGCACGAGCGTCTAGGTTTTCTCCAGTTCTTTGTCCAAGAACATGGCTAATCTTTTCGTGTAGTTTGATTAGTGGACCTGCTCCTGATGCTACCCCACCAAATCCCTTGATTGGAGCACCTTCTGGACGAATCTCTGAGTAGTCAAATTTCTGAATGTTTTGACCTGCACGGAGGAATGAATTAATTAGCAAACGAGTTGCTTCTACCCAACCTTCACGAGTATCTGGAATAACATAGGTTACTTCTGGTTCAGTTGGTGAATAGATTGGGAAGTTCTTATCTTTTCCAAGGGTGTCAAAGCCAACACCAATACCAAGCATAAGAGCATCCATCACCCAAGCAAATAGAGCACCTGGGTCATTCTTGTCTAGGTCTTTTGTTGATACCATTGCACAGTTCTGGAGTGCTGCTGAGTTACGCTTCTCCATTGTGAGTGGTGTTCCAAATGTCCACATTCCACGACCTGGAGGTGTCCATTTTAGATTGAACATACGGTCAAATGCTTCTTGTGCTGACTTCTGTGCCTTGTAATCATTCCAAGGAAGGCGGTTCTCCTTTGCATGGTTTTTCTGGACAGAATACATACCTTCAATAACTCTGCGTACAACTTCATACCAGCGTTCTTTAGTTCCGTCTTCTTTGACTCGTGAGTAGGTTCTAACAAAGGTGATTTCACCTAGTGCGTTTCCACCTGCATCCACGAATCCAAAGGGTGATTCCAGTGATTTGTACTTTTCGACAAAATCTGCTGGTAGGGTAAATGAGAAAAATTCCGACATAGTGTTTCCACCTTTCCATAACTGTGATTAGTACAAGTATACCACAGTTTTTAAAAAAGTAAAACTATGCCCAGTTTCCAGACACATTTGTTACAGATGAAGCACCAAGTTTTTCTATTTCAAAATATGAGCCAGATTGAATAACTGCAGAAGATGATGTCGATGCTGTACAAATAAATTGTGGAATAAAGGTACTTGTCAAGGTTGCGTGTGATTTTATAAAGCCATCTATTTCAGTTACCCAAGAACCGCTGGCTGCTTGTGTTGGAACAATGGTTGTTGCTGTTGTTACCGAAGATGCGCCATGTTGGGTTACAGTTGTTCCAGCAACTTGTGGATAAGTTTTAAAAGAGTATCTAATTTCGGCTGGAGCATTTGTAAATGCAAATAAAATATTTATTGCTCCAGAAGTTGCTGAATATGTAAATGCTGAATAATATTTTGCACGGAATCGATAAAGGCTTGCTGCCTGTAATGAGGATAGCGTGTCATAGGCTGCTGGAAAAACACTTTGTGTTGTGTTTTGAGATGATGAAGAGTTTGCCTGAGAAAAAACTGATTGTTGTGCAACAATTTTGGCATTACCTGGATTTGGTGTTGATGTTCCTGCTACGTTTATAAATGCTGTTCCAATAAAATTGCTTACACCATAAAGATTTGTAGTAGAACCACTATAATCAGTTCCAATAGATATTGTTTGTGCTGCCGTAGACATGCTAGAAGCACCAATGTTGATATTTTGAGTTGATTGTGTAACTGCACTAGCACCAATATCTATTGTTCTTGTTGAGTTAAGCAAGGCTGTGTCTGCAATAGTTAAATTTAGTACTGCTCCTGCAAAGTTTAGTGTTGTTGTTGTTGTGTTTAGTAGGTCAACTGATGTACCGCCAATTACCGCAGTATTGTTGTTAATGTCAAACGTTCCGCCAGATGTTAGTTTTAGTCTTACCGTTGCATTTTCGATAAATCTTAAGTCTTGTGCCGAACCGCTAGGTGTTCCACCAGTTCCAAAACTATCAATATGCCAGTATCCAGTATTATCAGATGAACGAGCAAAGTCAATTTGCCCACCTTCTGAAGTAGAGTCTATGCGAGTTAATAGTGGACTAGATAGGTTTGGTGCACTTGTCCAGGCTGGAGTATTTCCAGAACCTTGAGAAATTAAAAGTTGACCAGATGTGCCAGCCGAAGCATCTAATGTAAATTCGCCATCAATATTTAATTTGGCAGCAGTTGGTATTTGTACTCCAGATAAGTTGCTTTTCATAAATTAATTATAGCAGATTAGCCGATAATAACAACACGATAGGTATTTGCAGCAACAGTTGAAGATGCATTCCAGGTAATGGTAACTGCTCCAGTTGGAGTGGCACTTTGGTTAACGCTAATATCTGCATCAACTAGTGCACCGCTAGATACTTCATACATTTGAACTATGTAGGAAGCACTGGCAGTAAGAGCATGAGTTGCTTGTGGAATGGACCAGGTTGCAGTTCCAGATGATGGAACAATTGAAGCATTTACATCTGAGTATTTTCTTGTGCCAGTTCCAGATACGGCAGTTTGAACGAATGCAGTAGTAGCAATTTGAGTTGTATTTGTACCAGCAGTTGCAGTTGGTGCAGTTGGAGTACCAGTTAAACTTGGGCTAGTAAGTGTTTTATTTGTTAGGGTATCTGTTGAAGATGTTGTAACAATATTTACACCTTCAATTGCAACAACACCAGCAGACACCCTGCTAATTGTTGTATCAGTGGCATGACCCAATTCAATGCTTCCAACACCCAAAGCAGTAACTGTAGATGCTGCAATACCAGAAACTGGAAGACCAGTTGCATTAGTTAGTGTAGCAGATGAAGGAGTTCCAAGAGCACCACCGCTAACAAGTAGAGTTGAGGCAGATGGAATTGTTGTGCTGTTTACGCTTGTAACTAGTGGTAGAGATGTTACACCAGCAGCAAGGTATGCCGAGGATGCTGTGTAGGCAGCAGAACCAAGAGTACCACCAGCACCAATAGCAAGTGTTGAGCCATCGGTGGCAGTAAACGTAATTGTATTACTTGCTGTTAGCGTTTTACCTTCAGCAATTGTAAGGGTAGAGCCTGTAGCAGGTGCAGTAATTGCAACCTTGTTAATGCTTGTAGCCGATGCAACACCAAGGGTTGGAGTTGTAAGAGTTGGGCTAGATGCAAGAACGTTAGCACCAGTACCAGTATTTGATGTAATAGCAGTACCATTAATGCTAAACGAGTTTCCTGTTCCAGCAGTATCAAATGTCTTATTTGTAAATGTCTGAGTATTTGAAGCAGTGGTTGCAACTGAAGTGTCAAGTGCAAATACGTTACCAGTTAGTGTAATACCAGTTCCATTGGTATATGTTCCAGTACCGCTGAACTGTGTGAATGTAAGAGCAGTTGTTCCGACTGTTGTTGTTCCATTATTTGTAAGAACCCAACCTGTATCTGCGTTTACAGTACCTTGTTCTACGAATACAGCAAAGCCACCAGTAACTTCTGCGTTAGAATCTGCATCTGTTGCACGAGTTGGAGCACCAGAAGCATTAACTGTATAAATGCCATTTTCGGAACCAGTTGTCTGGTTTTTAATAAGAATGCGGTCACCAGTAGCAAGAGTAATCCCATCAATAACAGATGCATTTGCATATGCTGTTGAAAGAGTTCCATTTGTTGTAGTTGCTGCCTTAACTGATGGTTTCCAGTCAATACCAACAACAGCAGCATCTACATAGTTTTTTGTTGCTGCGTCTGTACCACTTGTTGGGTCAGCAAGACCAGTAATCTTGTTGTTTCCCATAGCAATATTGCCACCCATTGTAAGACCAGTAAGTGTTCCTACGCTGGTTAGGGATGATGCTGTAACGCCAGAAGCAAGAGTGCTTCCAGTAAGAGTACCTGCTGCTGCAGTAACGGTAATATTGGCAGAGCCATCGAAGGAGGTTCCGTTAATTGTTCTAGCAGTTTGAAGTGTAGTTGCAGTTGAGGCGTTGCCAGTCAAAGCACCTACGAAAGATGTTGAGGTTACAGAAGATAGACCTGCGATTGTGGTTGCAGAACTTCCAATTGTAATTGCTGTGCTACCAACTGTTACGGTATCTGCAGTAGTGGCTACGCTAAGTGTACTTGAGCCATTTCCAAACGCAAGTCTTCCACTTGAGTAATACAAAGCACCAGCAGTTGTTCCTGCTGCGTGTGTGCTGTTTAGCACAGGGTTTAACAATAGATTGCTATTCAAATCTATGTTAGTCAAAAACTTTCTAGACATTTCTTATTCTCCTTCTAAGACAGATACGCATATCCTATATGCGATTCTGAAAGTGTCACAGTAATTTCATTAGAGCCAACATACTCAATATCGCATTCTAGGATATTACCATTATAATCAGTTATTACAACATTTGGCTTAAATGATAGATTGTGTGTGATATGCCATACAGAAAGATTTGCATTTTGTGTATGCGTATAAGAAATGCTTTGAGCATCTACCTTAATGTAATCAAGATTGTTCCAGTGGGTGCTACCGTCTCCAACTTTCATTTTGTTGGTGTCGGTTTCTACCCCAATCTCTCCAGCAAGCAGAACAGGGTTAGTGGAAGTCCAACGACTTGCAGTTCCCCTCTTCTGTTGCATGGTTGGCATATTATTCTGTTACCTCAGTCTGTGGCAAAGCATCTAGTTCTGCCTGGTAAGCGTCAATAACCTGTGTTAGAGTTGCAATGTTCTTGTCAATCTCTGCAAGTACTGCCTCATCTCCATTTGCTTCTGCTACCTTGCGGTTAATAGAAATTTGATATCCCTCAACTGCAAACTGCTGAATGCGTTGTAGAATGATGGCTCGCTGTTGCTCATCGTTTAGATAAGCACTAAATTCATTAGACATTTGGTTCCTTCCAATAGTTTTCATATCAATTTTATGATACACATAAAGTATAGCATAAATTGCCTTGCTTGGTAAAAAGTGGTATAATATATGAATGACTTCCCACAAGGAAGTTTTTGCTTTATCGGACTCTACTTCATAAAGAATACTGTCTGCCAGGGTTTCTTCGGATACCGCAACAACATAAAAAATAAGGAGGTAGCAAAATGATTAAAAAATTTGCTGCAGTAGGCGTGATGGTTTTATCGCTTACAACGTGTTCTTCACCTGCACAAGGTATTGAACAAAAACCAATTGTTTCAAATGTAACACAGAGTAATTTTGGTATTAAAACACCTATTGATTTTGAAAAAGAAATTATATTAAAATCAAATACTCAAAAATTAAAAGATACTATTGCTAAGTTAAAGCAATATGTTGGAAAGACTTGGTATGTCTTTTCTGGCAACACCCCTCGTGGATGGGATTGCTCAGGTCTAACAATGTGGACCTATGAACAACTCGGAATAGAGTTGAAGCATAGTGCAAGTGCTCAGAAAAATTCTGGTAAAAAATATAAAACCCCAAAAATTGGTGACGTTGTTGCATTCGGATGGAAAAACTATTCTGGAGCACAACACGTTGGAATCTATATTGGTAATGGAAAAATGATTCATGC